TCAATTCCCCAAGAACATTAGGAACCGCAGGAACATTTTATCCCGTAATTGGTTTGCGTCTCAAAGCATCACCAAATCGTTTGGATGGAATTGTAATTCTTACCGCACTTTCTATAATGCCAATTAGCACTGGCAATTTTAATTGGCAAGTTAGAGCATCTGGAACTACTACTGGTGGTTCTTGGGTAAGTGCTGGAGATGATAGTGCAGTTGCTTATAATATTACTGGAACTTCTTATACTGATGGAAGAATTCTTGCAAGTGGATTTTTTAATGCATCAAATCAAGGAGCAAGTCAAGTTGATATTCTGAAAGAAGCATTATTTAAGTTTCAGTTAGAAAGAAATGGATTAACTGGAAGTCCTTATGAACTTACACTTGTGGTTGCTTCTGATGGTGGTAATGATACTGTTGTTGCTTCTATGGACTGGGAAGAAATTAGTAGGTAATTCGCAATTTATAAATAACTAAAAGTGTTGTATTTAAAATAATGGCTCATAGACCAGTTGGGGCAGGTTCCTCATTTACATTTACTGCAGGTGCTGCAACAACTTCATCTGCCTTTTCAGTACAATCTAGTGTTTTGAGAGTAGTTGCAGTTGGTGGTGCTGCCCACGTTGCAATTGGAGTTAATCCTACTGCAACCAATACTGATTACTATGTTCCTGCAGGCGATACTGTAACTTTAGGTTTAACTAAAGCATCAAATAGAGTTGTTGGAATAACAACAGGAACAACAACTATTGTTACTGTTCCAGAGGGAACTCAAGTTCCATTTGCGGTCGGTGATTATGTAACTCTAACCGCATCAGGGCAGTCATATTACAACTTTACAAATCAGCAAGTTTTATCAGTTGATACTTCTGCAGGTGTTAATGGATATTATCAAACCAGAATGACTGTGAATTACAATTCAAGTGGAATTGTAACTGCATTCTCCTCAGCAGATGCCTCAGTGATTATTTCTAATAAGATTTCCGCTTATGGGGTCGGTTCAGGAACAATTTATTTCCAACAAGTACAAATCACAGGACAAGCATAATGAAACTCATCACAGAAGAAATAGAATCAGTACAAGTTCTTACTGAAACTGTAAATGGTAAAAAGACTCTTTATATTCAGGGAGTATTTTTGCAAAGTGAGTGCGTAAATCGCAATGGAAGACTTTATCCATTTCAAATTATGGAAAGAGAAGTGAAGCGTTATAATGAAAACTATGTTCAAAAAGGAAGAGCTCTTGGAGAACTTGGACATCCAGATGGTCCAACCGTAAATTTAGATAGAGTTTCTCATAAAATAACTTCTCTAACTTGCGAAGGTAAAAACTTCATAGGAAAGGCACAGATTCTTTCTACTCCTATGGGAAAGATTGCAGAATCTCTTTTAAATTCTGGTGTATGTCTTGGCGTTTCTTCTCGTGGTATTGGTTCTCTAAGAGAAAATAATAATGGATATAAAGAAGTTGGTGAAGATTTTATGTTAGCAACTGCTGCTGATATTGTTGCAGATCCTTCTGCACCAGATGCATTTGTTCAAGGAATTATGGAAGGTGTTGAATGGATTTATGATGCATCAAGAAATAACTGGTTAATTGAAAATACAAAAAATAAAATTAATAACTTGGTAGATCAAAAATTATTAGAAGATTATAAGTTATCTCTGTTCAATGAGTTTTTAAACTCCCTGTAATTTATTAAAGTATAAATAAATATAGTTTATAACGTAAGGTTAAACGGAGAGTTCAAATGTCTCGTGGAGATTTACAAGAAATGGAAGTAGGCACTAAGCAATCCAAAACCGCTGTTAACGCAAATGCCAAAGCAGCGGATGCTATGCCAAATTTATCAGGTTCTACCCCAGGACAAACTGGTGGATGGGAAGATCTTGGGGGACCTACTCCCGAGAACTATAAGACTGATGATGATTCGGCAAAATTAAAAACACCCGGAGCAACTCTTAAGCAAGTTAAAGATGTTGTAAATAAGGGTGCTAGATCCGCTGAAGCAATGAAATCAGTTAAAGAAGAAGAAGATCTTGATGATGAAGATCTAATTGACGAAGATGAATATCTTGAAGATGAAGAAGTAATTGAAGAATCTGAAGAAGAATCACCTAAGAAAAAAGAAAAGAAAGGTGAAGAAGACGAAGATGAAGAAGATGAAGAAGATGAAGAAGATGAGGAGGAAGTCAAAGAAAACTTTGATATTGAAGAAGATGTTAATGCTCTTCTAGAAGGTGAAGAACTTTCCGAAGAGTTCCAAGAAAAAGCACGCACTATTTTTGAAGCTGCTCTTCGTTCTAAAGTATATGATATTAAAGAATCCCTTGAGGAGCAGTATTCTATTGCTCTTGCTGAAGAAGTAGAAGAAATTAAATCTATTCTTTCTGAGCGTGTAGATGCATATCTTGAATATGTTGCTGATGAATGGATTCAAGAAAATGCACTAATTATCGAACAAGGTCTTAAGACCGAAATGACCGAATCATTCCTTCAAGGAATGAAGGGTCTTTTTGAAGATCATTATGTTTCAATCCCTGAAGATAAATATGATGTGCTTGAGAGCATGGTAGAAAAACTTGATGAAATGGAGACAAAACTCAACGAGCAAATTGATAAGAATGTTTCCCTAAACAAGCGTCTCGCAGAGTCGGTTGCCGATGGAATTTTTGAACAGGTCTCTGATGGTCTTGCAGACACTCAGAAAGACAAGCTCGCTTCACTTGCCGAAAGTGTTGAGTTTGAAAGTGAAGAAGAATATCGTGAAAAACTGGAGACTTTAAAGGAATCATATTTTCCTTTAAGAGTAGTTTCTCCATCTGCAAGAACTGAAACTTTGTCTGAGGGTCTAGATGCCACTCCCGAAACTTATTCGGACTCAATGGCTGCTTACTTGAAGACTCTTTCAGCATTCGGCAAATAATTGAATTTAATATAATTCAAACAAAAAACAAAACACTAAGTAAAAGGTAAAAGCAAATGTTTCAATCAGAGCATCTGCAGGAAAAGTGGGCACCTCTTCTCAACTATGAGGGTCTTGATCAAATCAAAGATTCGCATCGTAGATCGGTAACCGCTGTTCTGCTAGAAAACCAAGAAAGATTCCTCAGAGAGGAAAGCGCATTCCAAGTTGGAAATCTTTCCAATCTTATGGAATCCCCAACAAATTCAGCTGGAACCGGTGGTTTCAGTGGTAGTGCCGCTGCTGCTGGACCTACCGCAGGTTTCGACCCCGTACTGATCTCACTGATCCGTCGTTCGATGCCTAACCTGATCGCCTATGATGTTGCAGGCGTTCAACCAATGAGTGGTCCTACTGGACTCATCTTCGCAATGCGCTCCCGTTATGCTAATCAGAGTGGTGCAGAGACCTTCTACAACGAAGTTGATTCTGCATATTCTGGTCAGGATGGAGGATTTAATGTTGCTGGTTTTGGTAGCACTGCTGCTGGAATTGGTACAACTGCACAAGCAGGTTCGAACCCATCAGTTCTGAACCCAGTTAATGGCGGTGGCAGTCAAACTGCTTACAACGTTGGTCAAGGTATGCCAACAGGCGATGCCGAAAATCTTGATGGCACACAAGGAGATGCTTTCAACCAGATGGCATTCTCAATCGAGAAAGTCACTGTTACTGCAAAGTCACGCGCTCTGAAAGCTGAGTACTCACTAGAACTCGCTCAAGACCTTAAGGCAATCCACGGTCTGAACGCTGAAGCGGAATTGGCAAACATTCTCTCAACTGAGATTCTTGCTGAAATCAACCGCGAAGTTATCAGAACCATCTACAAGGTTGCTGAGCAAGGTGCTGTTCAGAACGTTGCAACTCCTGGTATCTTTGACCTAGACATCGACTCCAACGGTCGTTGGTCAGTTGAGAAGTTCAAGGGTCTTCTATTCCAGATTGAGCGTGATGCTAATGCTATCGCTCAGAGAACTCGTCGTGGAAAGGGCAACATCATCCTCTGCTCTGCAGACGTTGCTTCCGCTCTAACCATGGCTGGTGTTCTGGATTACACCCCAGCACTCAATGCTAACCTAACTGTTGATGATACCGGCAACACCTTTGCTGGTGTTCTGCAAGGTAAGTATCGTGTATACATTGACCCATATGCTGCTAACCTGACTTCCGCTAATGGAACTCCTGGTAACCAGTACTATGTTGTTGGTTATAAGGGTTCTTCACCTTATGACGCTGGACTCTTCTATTGTCCTTATGTTCCTCTCCAAATGGTTCGTGCCGTTGGTGAGAACAGCTTCCAACCCAAAATCGGATTTAAAACCCGTTATGGAATGGTTGCAAACCCATTTGCTGAGGGCACTGATCAAGGTCTTGGTAGACTTCAAGTTAATGCTAACCGCTACTATCGTAGAGTTGCTGTAAAGAACTTAATGTGAGCAATCATTCACATTGATTTTAAGAGACCCGAAAGGGTCTCTTTTTTTATCTAAATAGTCAAAAAAGATCATGGTAGCAGGACAACCTGAAAATAGAAATTTCTTATCTCCAACAGGATTTAAATTCACATTAAAAAGAACACCAAAAGTTGCATTTTTTTGCAACTCAGCAAACATACCAGATTTAACACTAGGGGTTGCAAATCAACCTACTTATTTGAAAGATCTTGACATTCCTGGAGATAAAATAATTTTTGGTGATTTAAGTTTAAGATTTTTAGTTGATGAAAATTTGGAAAATTACATGGAAATCCAAAACTGGATAAGAGGTCTTGGTTATCCGGAAAGTTTGAGTCAAATATATGACTTCCGTACAACTGGTAGTATAAATCCTCCACGGGACGCCCAAGAACAAATAGGATTATATTCAGACGGAACATTGCAAATTTTGACAAGTTCTTCAATACCAAATTTTCAGATTATTTTTAAAGATCTTTTTCCTTATTCTTTAGGAACATTAACTTTTGATGCTACAGATACAGATGTAAGATACTTTACAGCAGATGTTAGTTTCAAGTATAGTATATACAATATAGTAGATCTTGGTGGGAAACCTTTATGAGTTTAGATCTTGATATGATTCAAAAAATGTCT